ATTAAGAGTTGTTTTTAAGAACCCTTTCCCACGAGACCAAAAGAATTAATTCTTTTGGTCTCGTGGTCTGAAACAAACCGGGGTAATCCATACCAGTCCAAAGGCGGTAAACAAAACAAAAAAATGAATATTTAAAAAAACAAAATAAATAAATAAAGATGAATCAAGCTTCATTTTTTATTGAAAAAAAAGCGTTATTTGGTGGTTATCCTAACCATTGTCAAATACTAGAACTACAGCGTGAAGGTGTAAAATGGTTTATAGATTTGACTCATAGTAACGAAAAAAATATAAAGGTCTATTCAGACCTGGTCGACAATTGGATTAATTTTCCAATTAAAGATGGATCTATACCTACGGATAAGAAAAAGTTTACTATATTTCTTATACTAATTCAAATGGTTCTCGAAAGCTTAAAACCCGGAGAAAAGTTATACTTGCATTGTCGGGGTGGACATAGTCGCTCGTCGCTTGTGATAGCGTGTTTTTTAGGATACAGTCTAAATTTACCACCCCTAGAAAGTCTCGAGTTAACAAGGCGTATTCACTCCACAAGACCTAATTTAAGGAAAAAGTGGTTAGAAAGGTGGCCGCTAAACCTTAAGCAAAGACTTTTTGTCGAAAATTTTTTCGGAAAATTTTACATGTATTCTGGTTACCGTTACTCCAAAAATATTCCCACAAACAAAAACGAATTTTTTAGGTACATTGTAGCTTTAAATTTTTATTTGCATCAAAATCCAATTATACTTGATACTCTTCTTAATTCTGGTATGAAAAAAATCATGGGTGAAGATGTGGCAAGTCAAATACTGCAAGAATTGAGGTTCGTTTTACTCTATAGCAAAGCAAAAAAAATATTTGATTTTGGATAAAAATTTAATGGTCGCATATAACTATCAATTGACCTACTTTACGTGATATTTTTTATATTAAATAAATGACGAATCCAGTACCTATGGAATTTGAAGTGGTCATTGACCATTTCTATGTTTTTGACAATGTTGGGGTTTTTCCATTTAAAACAGCCATTGATTTCTTTCCTAATTTTATACAAAAAATATACAATACAGGGTATGATTTAACCAATAATCACAGAATCGTATTTGCAGCTGTTTCCTCCGATAATTTAATTACTCCAAATATCTTTGATGGTCTACCATTGCATGGCGCAGCCATCTATAATATGAATTCAAAAGCTATAGACTATTTTAAGGTTGAAAATGAATCTTATTTAATAAAAACGAGAATATTGGATATAATAACCAGAAGTATACATGCTGAAATTTTTTTAGATATTCAGGTTAGTAACCCCAACTTTGACGTGGATGCTAATTTTTTCGTTAAATATGGTTTTATAGAACCTAAATTAATTAAAAAAGTAATACGTATGAGATATGTGAAGAGACCCTCCACGAAATTAACGTTAATGCAAATAAGGTCGGCTGTAGCCAGTCTAAAGAAAAATGTTTTATTAATAAACATGTTTATTCCAAAGGTGGTTGCAGTCACACTATCGAAATGTCTAAGAGAAATTAATGAGGCTTCGGGAAACCTTTCCATCGTAAAATATATAGACAATGGTGTGGCTTTAATAGGCCTTAATTCCGATAATATTCAAAGTGGCGATGAAGGTTCAGTTCCCCTTCCAGACTCACCGTTTGTGTTTCATACGCACCCTGATCATATAACTCGAGAGTTTAAGGCATTTATATCTTGGCCCAGCGGTCAAGATATGATGGTTGTAGCGTTAAGTTTTTTAAATTTTCGAGATCAATTGGTCCACTTTGTGGTTAGTCCAGAAGGGTTGTGGTCGATACATGTCACTACAGAATTTCAAAAACTATTGGTCAGTTTAAGGTCGAGTAACTCGTATGATTGTTCTCAAGGTATTTTAGCCGCCATTCACAAGGTATTTACCGATTTTGAAAATCCAAGGTTGGCAAATACCATAGATGCAATTGATAGACACAATATAGGCGGTCGGTACCTTGCAACTACGAAAAACTACAAACTATCCAATCTTTTTACAGATGTCCCAGACCTAAACAGTGTATGTAGGGTAAATGTGGCCGAAGATGCTCAACTATTCAATGTTTCGCTAATCAAGTGGAAACGTTTTTCTGAAACGGCGGATAATGGAGTGTATTTGACCTTTGATTATATTGCTGATTTTCCAGGAGGACTTTCTCCATTCTTTTTTCCGTTCTTTTAAAAATTTTAATGGTATTTAATACCATTAAAATTTATTTAAACGTTTCTAAAATTTAATTTATAAGTCTCAATTTTAGGTCCGTTGGAAGCTACTTTTGTATATGTATCGAATAATTTTTCTATGGTTACATGAGCCGAAAATTCATACACGTTCCTCCATCCGTCCGGTATTTTTACAAAATGAAATAATGGTTCCAACATACTTTTAAGTTTATGACTAACTTTCATAGGTATATGATCACCTGGTTGTCCTGTTCTCCTTCCACCTATAATCATATGGATAGCGTCAACAATGTCGTAATGAAAATAATAATCGGGGAATCTAACCATATCGTTCAAATCGACCGGTATGGATGGTTTTGAGTCAAAATTTTGATGAAAAGAGTTGTAAGTAAAACCGTCACGTTTGATTGGTGAGTCTATTTTTGTCACTTTTCCGGTTTTACCCAAAGATGGATAAAATTGAGTATTAAATGGTCTAAAAAAATAATCGTTAGTTTTAGGGTCTCGTAGAACCTCTGCGTGTCTATAGCCATATTGTTTGTCTGTAAAGCCTGGACGATAAGCATTAGAGACTCCAAAATCGTTTAAAGCTGAAATGTAACCATAATTCGGAACTTTGTATACCGTATTGTTGAGATAGTACTCCCAGTATCCTCCTGGTGGAATCTCCTTTATAAGTATATTTTCTTTTTTGATGTCATTATGGAACATTCCATACTCTATTTGGATAACTGCCAAACCGAAAAAAACTTGAAAAAGAATGGATAATATAACCTCATCTCGCAAATCTTTTAATTTGTTCAAAGTGTAATCGAACAATTCAACCACTGTTTCAGAACATTTGGCATTTACGGTCTTGTTATCCAATGTTTTTAAAGAACAACTGTCACAAAAATATATGCTATAAGTATAGCTAAAGTTTGGACAAATCTTATCATCTATCAAATCATTTATAAGCTTATTATAAAGGTACTCGATAGGATAATTTTTTTTCAAAGCTCGTCGAAATTCCCAATGGCCTAGACGACCTTCTTTTATGGCGACTTTAATGTTTTTATTAGGTATTTTAACACCATAAACATTTCCAAATGACCCAAAACCTAAAAGCTTGGGATCAACCACATATTTCAATAGTGTTTTAGTATTGGTCATACAAGCCCTACCTTCTTCAATAATTGCCGATGCAAAATAAGATTTAATCTCACCATTAAACCCTTGACGTTCAGAAATTGTATAAAATTTTTGTCCAGAAGGTACAGGTTCTTCATCTTCGTCTTCGGTTATAATAGAAGGTTGGACGCTAGCCTTAACTTTGGGTTTAGGTTGTGGTTGAGTACCAAGTTGTAAGTATAAATTGTTATGGTTCTTCTTCAACCATTCCATACATATCGGATTTATATCAACAATAAGGTCATTACATTCCTTATCTAATTGTTTATATTTTGGTCCGTCTTTTTTGATAAGTCTGTTTGTAAGAGGGTTTCGTGGTGACGGGCTAAGTCTTTCATTAGCCCACTCTTTACATTTGGAGGTATTCATATTTATTACCTCGTTTTTAAAAAAAAAGTGTAATGATAATTTTTAATGGACTAAATATCCATTAAAAATTGAATTTTTTACTCTTTGGAGATAAAAATTTTTTTTTCCGAATCAGGTAAAATATAATGGAGAAGATAATCATAGTTTCCTCCAATATATTCAGGCTTCCGGTTATTCATTAAAGAAAACTCTTCTAGGAAAAAATTTGAAGGTAATAGTTCATCTTTAAATACATGATCGATGTTGGTATGGAGCAATACATCCGTTTCGAATTTTTTATATAAGTTTGTTTTAAAGATATTGTAAAAGGTTTCGTACGAGTTTAAAATTTTAATTGAGTTAACAACATTTGTTAGGTTGTATTTGTCCATTAAATCTTGAATTATTTGATCTGAAGATGTGTCGGTTTTTAAGTCTGTTTTAAGCTTAATTTTATCCTTTTTTAAAGACCGATATCCTAAAGTCAAATAAAGGTTTAAAACATCAGTTAAAATGGGATATAAGTTTGAAAAAAATTGTTGCAATTGCGGATCTTTGTACCACACGCATTTCACAATTTTTTCATTTTCGTTCAACAAAAAGGTGTCCCCATACCATTTATTTTTATCTTCGTTTTCACATTGAACTTTACCTAAAACATATATAT